ACGATTTTAGGTACTCGATGGATGCGACTAAAATTGCACACGACTTGGGTTGGCAAGCGAAAACGAATATTAATGATGGCTTAATTAAAACTTTGGAGTGGTATAATGCGTAAAGGAATTATTTTATCTGGTGGACTAGGCTCACGTCTATACCCATGCACAAAGGCGATATCTAAGCAGTTACTTCCTGTCTACGACAAACCATTGGTCTACTATCCAATCTCAACATTGATGATGGCGGGCATTCGAGATATTCTGATCATCACGTCACCCATTGATCGTGCACCATTTGAGAATCTAATTGGAAATGGTTCTCAGTGGGGATTGAGCATTTCTTATGCTACTCAATTGGAGCCAAAGGGTATCGCCGAATGTTTTCGTATTGCTGAGAAATGGATCGGTGAAGATGATGTCACGCTTATTCTTGGCGACAATATCTTCTATGGCAATGAACTTATCAATCGTTTCAATCGCGCAGCAAACAACCACAAGGGTTCTACCTTATTTGCATATCATGTCGCTGATCCAGAGAGATTTGGTGTGATTGAACAAGACTCGAGTGGTAATCCAGTTAAGATTATTGAAAAACCAAAAGTTGCACCAAGCAATTATGCAGTTACTGGGCTTTACTTTTATGACAATAAAGTAGTAGACTATGCATGGCAGATTCAGCCTTCTGCAAGAGGAGAGTTAGAGATTACTGATATTAATAATCTTTACATGGAAAACCATGATTGTACAATTGAATATCTAAATCGTGGTATTGCATGGATTGATACTGGCACATTCGAATCTCTATCTGAGGCATCAACTTTTGTTGGTTCAGTGCAACGAAGAACAGGCATGATGATTGCTTGCCCTGAAGAAATAGCGTATAATAATGCTTGGATCACAGAACACGAAGTTCGTCGTGCTGCTGAGAAGTACAGCAAGTCTGATTATGGTAAATATCTTGGTCAAATTTTGAGGATGAAATAATGAGTGACGTAAAACAAATGATTGAAGAATTAGTCGCGACGGTAGGTACACCGAAGTATGCCTATAATTGCAAAGAGTTTACTCCTGGCAAGGATACGGTTTTCTATTCTGGTCCATATTGGGACGAGAAAGAAGTCATTGCTGGCGTCACTGCATTCCTTACAGGCAAGTGGCTCGTCTCTGGCGAGAACGTTGCAAAGTTTCAGTGGGCATTTGGTCACAAGTTCAATGTGAAGCATTGCCATATGGTAAACTCTGGTTCATCGGCTAATCTTACGATGGTTGCTGCACTCAAGAAGCACTTGGGTTGGAAAGATGGCGATCAAGTTATCGTATCGCCTGTCGGTTTCCCAACTACAATCGCTCCACTAGTTCAAAACGGTCTTGCTCCAGTCTTTGTTGACATTGAAATGAACACACTCAACTTTGACCTCGATCAAGTTGAGAAGTGGATCACTGATAAGACCGTCGCTATTTTTGTTTCACCTGTTCTTGGTAATCCACCGCATATGGATCGCATCAAAGATATGTGCGAGCGACATGGCATTCGTTTGATTGGTGATAACTGTGATTCATTAGGCACAAAGTGGGATGGTAAACTTCTAACGGATTATTACTATGCGTGGACAACTTCTTTCTATCCTGCTCACCACATTTCGACAGGCGAAGGCGGGATGGTTTGCTCAAACGACGAGCAACTCATCAACACTGCTCGCAGCATTAGCTGGTGGGGTCGTGATTGTCGTTGCGTTGGTGCTGCTAACCTATTGGCTTGTGGAACATGTGGTAATCGCTTTGATAAATGGCTTGAAGGATATAATGGAATAATCGATCACAAGTATCTCTTCACGAACATGGGATATAATCTCAAACCACTTGATCTTCAAGGTGCGATTGGTATTGAGCAGTTGAAAAAGATTGATGAAATTGACGTCAAGCGTCGTGTGAACTTTGCGCGCATCAAGTATCTCTTTGAAAAGTATATCCCTGGTGTTCGTGTTGCTGAGAATCTTCTCTTGGCTGATCCGTCATGGTTCGGTGTTCCGTTGATCACTGATACACCTGAACTGAAGGAAAAACTACAAGCCTTCTGTGAAGAGAATAAAATTCAAACTCGCAATTACTTCGCTGGAAATATTCTGTTGCATCCTGGCTACAAGCATCTTGATGATGCAGCCAAGTATCCGAATGCTAACAAGGCATTGAGCAACGTATTCTTCGTCGGATGCCCACCACATTACGGCGAAGAAGTGTTTGCCTATTACGAGAGTGTGATGCAAAAATGGGTATGCTAAATGTTTTCGGAGGAAGTGGATTCGTTGGCTCGCAATTCTGCAACACAACGAAAAACGGCTACATCAACAATCTTAGAAATAATATCGGAGTATATTCTCCCGACGTTGTGTACTTTATTAGCACTGTTGACAATTACAATGTACACGTCGATCCTAATTTGGATATTGACACTAATCTAACGATTTTGATGAGAGTTCTGAACAATTATCGATTCTATATAGAGACGAACAAGAAAGATGGATGTTTCAACTTCATCAGTTCTTGGTTTGTCTATGGACAGGACTCGGGTTTCGGAGAGGGTGCACGTGGCATTCCTGAAACAGATCCTTGTGATCCAAAGGGTTTTTATTCGATAACAAAACGATGCGCTGAGCAGTTGCTTATGTCTTATTGCGAGACATTCAATTTGAATTACCGCATTCTGAGATTAGCCAATGTCCTTGGTCCGAAAGATAAAAAAGTTTCTGCGAAGAAGAACGCAGTCCAATATCTATTGGGCGAACTCGCTGCAAACAAACGAGTCGACCTCTATGATAGTGGTTATTTTTATCGTGACTATATTGATGTTCGCGATTGCGCTCGAGCAATCGATTTGGTCGTCAACAAGGGCGAACTCAACTCAATCTACAACATCGGAAACGGAAAGGGAATAATCTTTCGTGATATTATTCGTTATGCTCGAGATGCAATGGATTCTGGTTCTGAGATTCGTACAATCGAGCAGAAAGAGTTTCACAAAAAGGTTCAGTCCTCTCGCTCCTTTTTTATGGATAATACCAAGTTAAAAGAGTTGGGATATCGTTCAGAGCATACGATCAACGAAACGATTGATACGATCATTCAAGATATCTTAATTAATCAAATTAACTAAATATACTAGTAATCCCACAGTGTGGAGAGAGTATGTTTGGCTTCAAGCAGTATATTCCTTTATTAGCAGAACAGAAAAAACCAGTTCGCGGAATCCTGCACCTTCCACATCCTTCTGAAGCCGCTTTCGCCACTCGTAAAGGCGCAGTCGGTTCTACTCTCTCTAAAATTCAAGGCGTCATTAGCGGTCGCACTCCGATCACTCGAAAGATCGACGACCGCATGTCCTTCCAGGCTATTCGCACACCAGAAGGTAAAGTCGGTGTAAAATATAAAGGCACTGGCGCAACCTATAACTTCTCTGCTGAAGATATAAAGAAGCAACACAGCGAAAAGCCATACATCGCTGGACCACTCATGAATATCCTAAAGCACGTTCATAAAGTGCTTCCAAAAGGTTCAGGCGAGTATCAAGGTGGTTATCTCAGCGCTCTTGAAGATCGCACCGAAGAAGATGGTAAAATCGGTCATAAGCCAAATACGATTCGCTATTCTGTAGATAAAAATTCTCCAGAGGGAAAGAAACTTGCAAAGGCTCCATTGAGCATTGCATTACACTCACGCATTGCTGAAGATGGTAGCACAACTCCAATCGGTGAAGGTGAGTTGCAAGAGCATCCAGATGTTCATCTAATGAGCCATCTTGTTTCTGGTGAGGAAAGAAAACTATCGCCAGAAGCAAAAAGAAAGGCGCTAGAGCATATTGCTGCTGCCAAGAAACTCTCAAAGAGTCATGATCATTCTCATCATGGAGGTCATGATGAAACTCTATTGCGTTATGCAAATTCAACGGTTGATACTGGTGAGAAACCATCAGCAAAAGGCTATACAAGGTTCTTACAACAACATCATCAGAAAAAAATCGATTCTGTAAAAACTGAAAAGGCTAAAAAACAAAAAACTGAAGCAATGAGAGCAGCGATCAATCATGTAAATGATAATCTAGAAAAGTTTGATCGCACGTTTGATATTCACCATCATATTCAACAGGCTGGTTATACAGTTGCAGATGCATTATCTAAAACAGCACATGGTGGATATTCTCATCATATTGATGGAGAGGAGGCTGCTGGTGAGGGATTTGTTTCTGGTGGAATGAAGTTTGTTCCGAGAAAGTTCACCGAAGCAAATCGTAAACGTTCAGCAGCACTAAAAGCGCAGAAGAGTGTAATATGAGTAAAGCAACATTTACCTTTGGAAGATTCAACCCACCAACAGAAGTGGGTCATGGTAAATTAGTTGGCGCAGTTCAAGCACACGCAGAAAAAAGTGGTGGCAAACATTATATTTTTCCGTCACACTCTCAAGATGCCAAAAAAAATCCATTGAGTCATAAAGATAAAGTTGGTGCAATGAATCGCATGTTCCCAAATGCAAATGTTGTTTCCTCTGGTAAAGTGCGTACAGCAATTGATGCGATGAAGCATCTAGAAAAGCAAGGTCATAAAGAAGTTACAATGGTGGTTGGTTCTGATCGTGTCGACAACTTCCATTCTCTGCTCAATAAATATAGAACTAAAGAATTTCCAGGAATCAAAAAAGTAAACGTTGTATCAGCAGGTCATCGAGATCCAGACGCAGAAGGTGCCGAAGGCATGTCTGCTTCTAAACTTCGTGAGTTAGTTGCTGCTGGTAAAAAGAAAGAATTTGTTTCACACTATAGCGACCCAAAACTCGGCGCTCATATACATGATAAGGTAAAAGCAGGTATGCAAATGGAATCAACAAACCCAGTCGGCATTTTTCTACTTGGTGGTCCAGGAAGCGGAAAGGATTATCTTCTCAAGAATATCTTTTCTCGTTTCGACCTAACTGAGGTTCAAGCCGATCAAATTCTCAATGGTGCTGCTGCAGAACTATTCGAATCAAATAAAAATATCGTCATCAATGGCGCTAATGATGCTGAGAAGATCGAACTAGTACAGAATATGCTCGAAGGCTACACCTTTGATTTTGTTCATGTATCTGTTACAAATAAAGTTTCTCGTTTGCGCAACGAACAGCGCGAGCAGCCAATTGCTGAATCAAAGCGTATTGACAAATATCTAAAAGCTGAGCAATTAGCAAAAGATGTTGAAGCATTTATTTTCAATAACTCAATCAATCTCAATGAATCATCAGAGATGGAAAGATTGTTTTTCGGTTCTCAAATCGAAAAACTTTTAGAAAGAGTTGTTGAACTCGGACTTCACATTGAAGAAACTCCAGCACCAAAATCGTTTTCAATTCTTCGCGAAAAGAAATTTCCTCCAGTTGCAAAAGATAAGGCATCAGGATTACCTAAGAAATATGTTCGTGGATTGAGTGCCTCAACAGCGAAAGCAAGAGCAGCTCATTGGAAAGAAAAATCAAAGTTATCTGACAGTGATCCGCGTGCATATGAACCAGCTCCTGGCGACGCAACTGCAAAAACGAAACCAAGCAAGCATACTCTTGCTGTTCGTAAGATGATGGATGAGGCTGAGCAGCAAAAAGTTCGTCGTGTTGCACGCAGTGGAAACGTTACTGCTGTCATGGATGCGCGCAAAGATACTGGGCGTGTCAACGAAGGTGCTTCTGATTCTTCTATCTCAGCAAAAGCAAAGAAGTCTGGCATTTCTGTCGGCACACTTCGCAAAGTTTATAATCGCGGAGTTGCTGCTTGGAATTCTGGACATCGTCCAGGAACGACACCACAACAGTGGGGTCATGCTCGCGTGAATTCTTATATTAATAAAGGTAAGACTTATCATACAGCAGATAAAGATCTGCGTGAAGATGTAGAAGATCTAGATGCGCTATTTGAGATGCAATTGGTGGGTACAGACGAATATCGTAAGCATGCCATTGCTATGACGCCAGGACAGGGAGAAGTTGAAGATGCTTACAAATCTAAAAAGAATGCTATTCCAGAAGAAACCGATTGTGGATGCGAAAGCGATTGCGGCTGCGACGATAGCAATCAAAATGAATCGACTGGAGGAAGAAGTGAGCGAAGTGTTCCAAAGAGTTTTAGAGACCTCAGAACAGAAGCCAAAAAAGAAAAAGAAGAAGACACTCAAGTAACTGCAGTGTTTGATCCAAAATTAGGCGACTCTAAAAAGAAAGCATCAAATATCAAAACTCCACCAAGAAATATTGATTCAACAATGCAGGGACTTCCTGTTGCTTCTCGCTTCAATGCATATGAAGAAAAGAAGCCAGAGGATAAGTTTATGCCAACTCCTCGTCAGGTTCCAGCACCTCCAGGCGGTCATGCTGTTCCAAAAGGATATAAGCGAGTCAAAGACCATATCGCTGGTTGGAAACTTGTCAAAGAAGAAGATGCTCCAGAACTAACTCTTGAAGAGGCAGTTCAGTATCACCTCGAGAATAATATCTCGATCACAGAAAACGTTTTCCGTCCAGCATCTGAGATGTTCTTTGAAATGATCAAAGAAGCCAAGCGTCTTTATAAAGAAGGAAAGTATATTCCTAAAGACGAATGGGAAAAAGATATGCTTCAAACAGATATTGGTGAAATCGCAGAGTTCGAGGGTCAAGCAGTCGTTCTCGATTATCCAATCGAAGAAGGTCTTGAAGAATGCTGGACTGGATACACTCAAAAGGGAATGAAGAAGAAAGGCAATAAAATGGTCCCTAACTGCGTTCCGATGAGTGAAGCAGAGGATCCAACTGGTGGTAAGGGTATCGGCAAACCATTCCGCTCTGGCGGTGGTGGCGCTGTATACGTTCGTGTTGGTGATGGCGTTCGCAAGATCAATTTCAGTCAATCTGGAATGACAAAGAAGTTCAACGATCCTGCAGCAACTCGCAGTTTCGTTGCTCGTCATCACTGCTTGTCTAATAAAGATAAGACGTCAAGATCTTATTGGGCTTGTCGTTGGCCACGATTCTTCAGCAATTCAGGAAAAACATGGTGGTAGAAAATAAGCCATATGAGGATCAAAAACTAAATAATTGGTCCTTTATACGAACCTTCAAACATGATGTGTTGAATGAAGAGTTGGCTTGGCATCGTGATGAAAATGGTAGATTTATAGAAGTATTAGAGGGTAGCGGCTGGGAGATCCAGTTTGACGATAAGTTACCAGAAAAGTTATACAAAGGCGATAGGTTTTTTATTCCCGCAAAAACCTTTCATAGACTAAAACGTGGGACAACAGATCTTACAGTAAAGATCGAGGAATTCTAAATGGCAGACGTAAAAGTTCCAGCACTCTTGCACAAGATGTCAAAGGCGGCACAAAAGGCTTGGTATAAGAAAAATAATATGGCGATGCCTGATGATGCTGGCGGCAGATCTGCTGCAGCAGCAAAACGTGTAAAAGTTGCACCAAGAAAAGAAATTGCTGTCGAACCAAATTCTGTTCGCGCCATCAATGCTGCAAAACAAAAGGCTTATATGGCAAAGGGCGGTCGTCAGCCAATCGGTGCTGCTGGTTCTGGTGGGCATAGTTCTATGGCTGGATCAAATATGTCAACGGCAAAGGGTATCGTTGCTGGAATCAAAGCAGGATATAACCCAAAAGTTTCACTAGATCCATATGAGTCAGAGAAAGCAAAGAAAGTTGGTCCACGATCACTCAAACTCAAAAAAGAATCAGTTGATAAAGAAATGATTGGCGAAGTTAGTCGTATGATGGATAAAGTCATAAAGAAACCTTCCTCTGCTGACATCGCATCAGATGTCGCAAAATTTCTAGAAAGAGGTGGAAAGGTTACTGTATATAAGCCACAAAAAGCCAAATTTAGAGCAGGAACAGCATTGGCATCAAAACACGATACAACAGTTGCAAAAGCTGCAGGTGGCAAACATGTCATGAGAAATCAGATTGGTAAAAATCTTGGGTTGGCTCGTGCAGGATTACTAAACAAAATGCTCACACCAAGTAAAAAAGAAAAATTTGCCACTGAGTCAGTTGAACTCGACGAAGTTACAAAGAAAGAAGCTGAAGCAGTTATCGGCGGTCCAGTCAAGGAGAAACCAAAAATGCCACCAGGAAAACAGCCAGCAGGATATCGCTACGTTCGTAACCTTGCTCGCAAGGCTATGAGGGGTGGCGTCTCTGCAATTCATAAATCAATGGAAAAGACCATGCAAAAAGAAGATGTCAATGAGGCAGTCAAAGATGCAGCAGACGTCGGTGAGTATGATTACGAAGGAGATATGGCAAAGTCTCAACTTCGTAGCATCATGGCAAACTCAAAGCGTATGCATGACATGCTCGAAGAAAATACAAACCTTCCTGAGTGGGTACAGAGTAAGATCACTCTCGCTGAAGACTATATCTCAACTGCATCAAACTATATGCAAGGTGAGATGAACGAAGAAGTCGAGCAGATTGATGAAAAGATGAATCTTGCAAAAGCCAAGATGGGAGATGTTGTCAAAGACTTCTATAAATCAAAGGCACCTCAGTTCAAAGGAAAGAGCATGGCAAAGCGTCGTGAGATGGCTGTTGCTGCTAAACTTGGCGCTGAGCGAGAAGCAGGAATGCGCGAAGAAGTCGAGCAGATTGATGAACTTAAAAAATCAACTCTGGCTTCCTATGTCGGTAAGGCAGCAGGTAGATTAGCCGCAGCCAGCAGACTGCAAAGAGGTTTTGAAAAAGATGGTCATACAGCATTGGCTGGAGAATTTGAACAATCGGCTCAAAAGAGAAAAGTTGGGATTCAAAAGGCTGCAAATAAACTTGCAAAAGAAGAAGTCGTAACTGAAGCAGAAGGCACAGTTGCTGTAACTCCAAAAGAAAAGGCACTCGCTGCGCATCACGGCGATCCAAAGAAAATCACATACGGTGATGTAATCAAGGCAAGACTCAAATCAGCCGCTGCAAAGAAGATGGGTAAGTAATATGAAACATATAGTCGAACTCAAATACACCAATCCTTCTCACGAACATGTTTCTTTGCGTCGTCGCGTTGAAACAGTCAATCGTGTTGTTGAGGCTCAAAGTGCTGACGAAGCCTTGAATCGTGCTGCAAATCAGCAACGTTCACTTGGATTTCGCATTCAATCTGCAAACATTGTTGAGCAGAAACTTGAAGAATCAACAAGTGAATTGATTTCAGAAGAAACTGAACTTGAAGAAGGAAAGATTGCAAAGGCACTTGCCGTTGGTGCAATGGCACTTGCTTCCATGGGCGCAAAGGCTCACACGGACACAACAAAGTCAGTAGATCAACTTGCGAAAGAGCGCCCAGCACTTGCACAAAAATTGCATGATATTGGCGCAACGGGTCAAGTCCCAGCATCAGACAAGCGTGCTGCTGAACTACAGAAAAAACAAGATCAAGAAATGCCAGCATCTGAGCGTCGTGCAAAAGAACTCAAGAAAGAAGAAGTCGAGCAGGTGGATGAAGCCAATATGCGTTTCGATCCAGAGGCTGCTGCTCGTCCAAAATCATCTGATGTCAAGAACTTCTTGAATCGCGATAAGAATCCTCGTGCTGCTGCCGCTTCTAAGAAGTATATTCGTCGCATGACGAAACTTGGTGGTCTTGGTCCAAATCAAACCAAGAAAGACACCGAAGCACATATGAAGGCTCATTTTGAAGAAGTCGTAATTGAAGCATCAAAAGAAGGTAAGGATGTAATGCGTAATATGCGTGCATCATTGAAGTCAATGGATCTACGTCATGGCGTTGATTCAGATAAACGTGATGCTGGATACAAGATGTCACCTGCTGTTCGCAAGGCTCAGGCTGCATCTGATGCTCTATCAAAAGTTGTCAAGCGCCCACAAGCTGGAACTCTTGCTGCTGCAAAGATGAAAGAGGCAGTAGATCCAGGTTCTATGAAAGTGGTAAATAAGAAAGTAAAAGCTGCTGACAAAATGATCAAAGCAGCAAAAGGTAAAGTGAATAAAATTGATCTAAAACCAACTCTTGATCTAGACAGTTATAAGGATTGATCAATGCTGAAGTTCAAACAATTTATAAACGAAAGTGTTGACGATATTATTGATACCGATAGTCGCAGACTCTCAGAAAATATGGAAGCATTCAATGATGAGCTCGATAATCTCACATTGAAGCCATATCAAAATGCTCCTGTGTTTTTAGCGCAGCTGCGTGGTGTTTGTGAGCGTTATGGAATTCAGATTCCTCAATCAGCAACACCTGAATTCATGAATCTTGGTGCTGAGTTAGTATACTCTCTTGGCACTAGTGGGTTTCATCTTTATATTGTGTACGATACGCATGAAGAAGATGGATTTGTTGATGGTTATGCGCAAGTCGTTTCAAGTGATGAATTGCAAGATTTGATGGGCATGTCTGTTGAGGACTTGGCTGGTGAGAGAGAAGCAATGCTTATTCCACCAAATACCTATCGCAAGAGAGATGATGACGCAGGCAATAGCGACGAATACTAATATATGTTTTTTGATGAATTGAATGAATCGAATATTTTATTATATGCAGCCAAGTGCTATGATAAGCCAAACTGCATTGATAGTGAGTTCGATGAAGATTATAAAAAACTTCGTTATATAAAGCGATTATTGCATCGATATAGAATTACAGGAGAGTTGAAAGAAAGACTTATTCTCAATCATCTTGTAGTTGCTCAAAATGTTTTTGGCATTATACCGTGTACTAGAATGTTATTTTTATGTATTGATGAAAAAGATTATAGTGCTCTTAAAACGTTTCTCGTTTACACATCAGCGATGCCAAAGGTGATACAAGGGATACGAGGTGAAGACATAATCTCAAGTGATATTGAATTAGACAATAGAATTGTAAGTGTTCTAAGAGATCTTTAGTTCATAGCCGACATACTGATTATAATAGAAAATAAAGACAAAATCAAGTAATGAAAAAGTTTAACGAATTTAAAGAATCAATTGCAATGAGTGTCGGTGGTGGCGCTGTGGCAGGAATGCCAACAGCAACTCCAGCAGAGCAAACTCCAGTTGGTTTAGGTAAAAAGAAAAAGATGCTTCGTCGCATCACACCACATGATATGTTTGGTGGAATTCCAGTATTCAAAGTTCGTTCTGAAGACTATCAAAAGGCAGTCTTGGGAAAGAAAAAGTTCAAGCACTATACATCCTATGTCTCTGGTTCGTTGGGTGAGGATGTTCGTGATTTCGCCGCGCAAAATCCATCTTCTGGAATAATTGTTCAAGATGAGATCACTGGCGCAATGTTTTTTCTGAAGCACGGGAAGAAATGAAATGAAAAAGATCGCTTTCTTACTTGCTTTGTCATTTACCCTACTTGGGTGTGAAGATACATATAGATATCCATGTCAAGATCCAGAGAATAAAGATAAAGCAGAATGCAATCGCCCAATATGCGAAGCCGATGGCATGTGTTATGACACATTGAATGGTTTGCCGCCACAACCAGTTGTTGAGCAAACCCCAGTTGAAGAACCAGCAGCACCTGCTGCAGATTGTAATTGTGAAACTACAGGAGA